GAAGTGGCTCGCATCTCCGCGGTGCCAGCCAGCGCCGATGACGTGATCGTCGTGGAATGCGATGGCAAGTTGTCGTCAGAAACTGTTGCGCACATCAAGGCGCAACTGCAGCAGATTTGGCCTGACCGGAAAATCGTGGTGCTGTCCGGCGAACTGCGGATCAAGGTGGCTCCGAAATAATGGCCGCGCTCGTCACCCTCACCGAAGCGTATACGCACCTGCGATTGTCGTTCGTCCTGAACACGTCACCGGTGGATCCGCGGCAGACCGACCTCGACGCCAAGCGGCTGCAGGCGTCCGACATCGTGCTCGATTACCTGAAGGGCCGGCCGATTCCGCTCACCTCCATCACGAGCAGTGGGGGCATTGCGACGGTGACCACGCCTTATCCGCACGGCCTGACGACCAACGATGTCGTGCGGGTCATCGGGACGGCGGAGCCGGAATACAGCGGCTCGTTCGTCTCGACGGTGACGAGCACGACGACCTTCACCGTCCCGATCAGCGGCTCGCCCGCGAGTCCTGCGACTGGCGGACGGCTGTTTGCGAATTTCACCTGGACGGACGTGACGGTGCCGACGCCGGTGAAGGCGGCGATCCTGCTGGTCCTCACGCATCTCTGGGATCACCGCGGCGAGGACATGGCCGCCGACGAGAACCTCTGGAATGCCGTCGGGCGTCTCCTTGCCCGGATGCGTGATCCGGCGGTGGCCTGATGGGACGCAGCGACTATCGCCACCTCGTGACGTTGCAGGGGCCGACGACGACGGTGCCCGATGGACAGGGCGGGTATACGCAGACGCCGACGGCATTCACCCCGCCCACCTGGTACTGCTCGATTCGTCCGGCCTCGCAGCGCGATCTCGAGCGGGTGACTTCTGGGACCGCGCTCACGGTCGCGACGCACATCGTCGAGGGCGACTGGCGGGCGGATATCTCCACCGCGACGCAGATCGTCTTTGGGACGCGCACGCTCTACGTCAACGACGTCAAGAATCCGGAAGAGCGGAACATCACGCTGGTCCTGCTGTGTAACGAGGTGGTGTCGCCATGAGCCTGCTCGAAATCCTGATCGTCATCCTGCTGGTCGCGTGGCTGTTCGGGGGCGTCATCTTCCCGGTCGGCACGTCGCTCGTGCATCTGATTCTCGTCGTCATCCTCATCCTGATCGTGGTGCGGTTGCTGCAGGGCCGATCGCTATGAGCACGAGCGTGACATGGACCGGGATTGACGAGTTTCGCGAGTGGCTGCGCAGTCTGCCCGTGGATGCCCCGCGCGAGGCGGAGAAGATCATCCAGGGCGAAGCCAATGCGGCGGCCTTCGCGATTCGCTCGCGCTATCCGGCCCGCACAGGAAACCTCCGCAGCAAGGTCGTCGTGCAGCGGCGGGTCAATCGCGCGGGCGTCGTGTCCTACGTCGTGAAGAACACCGCGAAGCACGCAGCCATCTTCGAGTACGGGACGCAGGCCCGGCACACGCGTATCGGCGCGAACCGTGGCTCGATGCCGTCTGGGCATGTCTTCATTCCGATTGTGCTGCAACGGCGGCGCACGATGTTTCTGCTCCTGAAGGATCTGCTAGTGCGGTTCGGGTTCACGCGGGTGTTTGGCGATGCCTGATTCGCAGGACATCGACACGGCGCTGCTGACAAAACTCAGTAGCGATGCGACGCTGCTGTCCTATGTTCCGAACGGCGTCTACTTCGATGAAGCGCCGCCGAACTCGACACAGTTTGTGATCATCAGCCTGGTCGACGAGGCGGACGACGCGATTTTCGGCGGGCGCAAATTTGAGGACGGGCACTATCTGATTAAGGCGGTGGCGCGCACGACCGCCATCAACGCCGCGTCGAACGTCCGCAGCGCCGCGGCCAGGATCGATGCGCTGCTCGAGGACACGACGCTCACCGTGAGCGGCTATACGACGTTTGAAGTCTCGCGCGAGTCGCGGATTCGGATCACGGAAGTGGACGACGCCGATCCCACGATTCGCTGGTATCACCGCGGCGGCCAGTATCGCGTGCAGATGACGCTGACCTAATCGGGCTGACGAAGGAGAAGAGCACATGTCAATCAAAACGGGTCGCTACGGGCGCGTGCGGTACAACGCGGCGGGCGCGGTGTCGCCACCGGCGCTCGTCGCCATCATCGGCCTTAATGCGTGGACGCTGAGCCTGAAGCAGGACTACGAAGAAGTCACACAGTTCGGCGACACGAACAAGGTCTACGTTCCCGGGATGCAGGACATTCAGGGCACGCTCGCCGGGCACTACGACGGCACGGACACGACGCTCGTCGCCGCGTCCCATGCCGCCACGCCGGGGATGCTCGAGCTCGCCTATAACACGACCGACACGCTCGGCAGTCCCGCCGCGGCGCAGACCTTCTCCGGGCTGGCCTATCTCGACGCGGAGATCAACGCGGCCGTGGCGAACGCGCCGAAAGTCTCGGCGACGTTCCGAGCGGCCGGCAGTTGGACGTTGCCTGCGTAAGGCATGTTTGACCGGCTCACGCTGCGCGGGGCGCGAGCCTCGATTGTCTGGGGCTATCGCACGGCGGCGGCGCTCTCGTCGTGGTCGATTTCAAAGGAAGCGACGGGCTGGGTGCTGCGGGCGACGTGTGAAGGCGCGATCGATCGGTTCATGCTGCGGCAGACCCAGCCGACGCTGATCTTCACCGCGCCGCGGCACTACGGGCAGTCCTGCTGGCCGATTGTGGGGGCTGTGCAGGTGGGAGACACGACACTGGTTGCCACGCTCGGGCCGCCCGAGCAATGAGGAGACGAGTCGATGGGGATTCGGTTTGTCGTGCCGGAGACGATCACGTTGCCCCTGAGCGACGGGGATGCTATTCAGGTGAAAAAACGCCTCTCCCACGGCGAGCGTGACGCGATGTTCAAGCTCGCCCGGGAGTCCGGCAATCTGCGCAGCGCGGAGCTCGTCGCCTACGTGGTTGGGTGGTCCTCCGCGACGCCCTACACGCTGGCGATGTCCGAGCGGGAACGGCTCGACATCATCAACGGGCTCGACCCGGACAGCTTCGACGAGATCCAGGACGCCCTGAAAGCGCACCTCGAGGCGCAAGCCCAGGAAAAAAAACGCCGGAATGGCGCGAGCGCGTCCGAGCCGACCTCCGACTTGCGGCCCGCTTTGGTTGGCGCTACGAGTGGGTGAGGGCGCTCGATGCGGACGTGCATGACGTGGCGGTGGAGTTGATTCTCACAGGCGAACTGTAGATGGCGATCCAAGGCATCTTCCTCGCGGACTTCTCGCAGTACAACGCCGCCGTCGATCAGGCGGATGCGAAACTGCGCAAGTTCACGTCCGCGACGACGACACATGATGCCGCGGTCACGCAGTTCACCCATGGCACCGCGACCGCGACCAACGCCTTCGGCTCGCTCTCGACCGGCCTCGCCGCGGCGGACAAGACGCTCGCGGCCTTCGGCGTTCACATCGGCCCGGAGATTCACGCGCTCGAGGAAATGTCGCAGGCCGCCGGCAAGACGGCCAGCCAGATCGGCCTGATCGGCACGGCCAGCCTTACGGCCGCGGCGGCGCTCGGGGGCTTCGAGATCGGGAAACTGATCAACCAGTTCACCGGATTGGACGAAGCGGTGTCGCGCTGGATCGACCGCACGTTTGATCTCGCGGTCGCCCAACAGGAAGCGGGCGCGAAGCAGGACGTGATCAATCGGGCGATCAAAAACGGGGCGGACTCGACCATCACCTATACCGAAGCGGTCCAGTTCAACGTCGAGGCGGAGAAGAAGCGCATCGAGACGCTCGGCGAGAGTGCGAAGGCGCAGAAGAAAGCCGCGGACGAACAAGCGGCGGCGCTGGAGAAAGAGCGCGCGGCGACGGAAGCCTACGCCAAGAAGCTCAGCGACATTGAAGCCCGCTTGTTCGGCGGCGACGCAATCGCGAAGGCCAAAGACTACATGGCCACGCTGATCGATGTGAAGAACGTCACCGGCCTGAACACCGACGCGCTCGCCGAGTTGAACACGGTCCTGACAGAAGGCTTCGGCCGGTTGGTTGAGCAGGGCGGCGCGGCGACCGATCTCGCGACCAAGATGAACGAATGGCGGCTGGCCGTCCTCGCCGCCCAGCAGACGCACACGGTGGCCACGACCCAGATGGAATCCGACGAAGCGCGGCTCGCGCGCGAATCCGACGAACTCGCGCGGGCGATGAAAGAGAACTTCGTCATCATCGGCCAGTCCGCCCAGGAGGCGGCACAGAAGACGGCCATGTCGTGGAATGACGCGATGGCGGCGGTGCGCGCGGGACAGGGCACGCTGGGCGGCTCTTTTCAGAGCGTGGCCCCGGGCACCGCGGGATCGTCCATCCGCTACGACGACTACGGCAACCCCTATGGCTACATCCCCGGGGTGAATCTGCCAGGCCGGACGTCGCCCAGCGGCGGTCATAACATCTTCGTGGACGCGCGGGAATCGATGTTCGACACGCCGGCCGGGATGCAGCGGTTGGCGGAGAAAGTGGTCACCGCGCTCGGGACGCAGTCCGCCAGCCGAGGGGGTCGCTGATGCGGCGCGAAGCCCGGCTCGGCATCGCGCGACTGGGGGCCACGCGGCTCGGCGATTACCGGCCGTATGTGTTCCTGTCGGTCGATGGCGTGGCGAGACGGCTGCGGATTGAACACCTGTCCGTGCGGGACACCGAAGGCGGCGTCCCGAAC